GTCTTAATAGTATCCATAAATATAAATGTTTCACCCTTTTTCGCACGATCAACATTTGCTTTTAAACGCGCAGCATCTTCACTATTAAGATAATTCATTGGAAAGTCACCAATTTTGGGAGTGAAATAAAAGATTTCTTCCATGAGCCGAATATCATTCTTATTAACCGCAATAAAACGATAATCTAAGTCTACAGCATAGACGTTAATAAGTTTCGAACTCTGTAAGATAAAGTGGGATAGCATATGCTGTCCTCGATTAAGGTAAGATGCTAGGGTCCAAAGAACTAGTATTCCTATATAGATTGCTAAAACGATGGGATTATCACGGTCAATCAAAACATCATCATACACTAAGCGCATTAATAACATTAACGTAGCAAAAATACTTAAGTACGTTAACAATCTTTGATGCTTGATTAAAAAATCACTTACTTTTCCTAATACCATTACAGCCTCACCATTCTAAGTAGTTTTAATACCTTCAGCATCCAAACTGTCTGTAACAAAACGTCCTGTAAAACCACCGATGAAGCCCGTAGCAGTATTGTCAATTCCTAAACGTTGTAGAATACGGCTGACATTAATACCCTTACCGCCAGCGAATTTATCATCACTCTCTATACGGTTAACTTCACCAATCTCTACCTTGTCGATACGAACAATGAAGTCGATTGATGGATTCAGCGTTACAGTATAAATCATACTTCAATAACCCTCGTTTTCTCTTTTAATTATTTAAGGAGCCCTTCTTCCGAAGCATTTGTGATTATAGTTACTTTCTCAACCTCGGCTACCTTAGCATAGGTAACCTGACCAAGTTTAGAGGCATCAGCTAGAACATAGGCTTTTTGCGCATTAGCTATCACTGTTCGTTTAATGACCGCCTCTTCCATATCTGGCGTTGTGAAATAATTGGCATCAACTTCATTAGCACCAATGAAAGCACAATCAAAATTCAGTTGTCTGATTTGCTCTTGAGCAGTACTTCCAATAGACGCATCCGTTGAATGTTTAACCTTTCCTCCAACAATCCTAGTGCTAACACCGAGATCTACCAGCTTAACCGCATGGTGGATAGAATTAGTCACAACCGTTACCTGACGATTGGCCAAATGTGGAATCAAAAGTTCATTTGTTGTACTAGCCTCAAGAAAGACGACATCACCTTCCTTAATCAAATCGGCAGCATAACCAGCTAACTGAGCCTTTTCTTGAACGTTTCTAATAGCTTTTTGACTATTGGCAATTTCTTCCTTTAGACCATGAATGCTTTCAGCACCACCATGAACACGGTGCACCAAGCCGGAGGATTCCAGATACTTCAGATCCCGGCGAATTGTCTCAGGTGTCACCGAGAAACGTTCAGCCAGTTCAGCGACACTTGCGTGACCTTGATTAGAAGCTAATGCTGTAATTTCGGCACGACGCTCGTGCACTGTGAGCATATTCACCTCCATGAGCTGGGTCTCGAATGAACATGTTGTTTCTTGTGAGATGCCGCAGCTCAATGGGTAAAAACGGGCAACTATAACGTGGAGTTGCTGCATCTACAATTGTGTTTACGCCCATTTGTGTGGGTTTGTCAACACTTTCATTTTTGGTTTGTGTGTTGTTGCCTTGAGGAACATGGTATCTTCGACGCTGAACCAAAAACCGTGAGGCAGGTACCAAAAAATGAGTAAAGTGAGCGATGACACAGTCATCACCGGCACCGGCGTCGTCACCTGCACCCCCGAGGCGGAGCCCACCCTGTGGGAGACGCTGACCGCGCACGCCCCGATCATGCTGATACCGACGATGCCGGTCCCGGGCGTCCCCCCGAGGACGGTCATCGTCAACGGCGTAGCCCGGAAGCGGGTCACGGGCGAGCTCATCGAGGTCACCATCAAATGGACCGAGCACGAGCCCCGCTCCGAGAACGCGCCGCAGGGGGGCGTGCCAGTGACCACCTGGGGTGAGTGGCAGGACTGGGGCGAGGCGCACCCTGACGAGCCGGGATGGCAGGCGTGGTCGGCCCTCGAGGTCGCGAAGCGTATCCAGGGGATGCCATGAGGCCCGGCCCGTCTACTGAGGCCCTGGCCGGCCCCGTCTCCGTCGGAGCCAGGATCGACGTCCACCTGGGCGGCCGCGTCCTCGCCGTCGACGTGCCCTGCGAGGACGTGCAGATCGACTGGGCGTCCGACCGTGTCGTCCCCGGGAAACTCACCTACACCTGCCCGGCGGGGTGGGTGCCCGAGTCGCCCGGGGACGCCCTCAACAACTTCGGTCAGCGCAGCCACGTTGTGGCCCTGCTCGAGACCGTGGAGGGCCGAGACGAGGTCGACCTCGGATGGTGGCAGCACCAGGCGTGGGACGAGCAGGACAACGGGACGATCAAGGTCGAGGCACTCGACCTCATGCAGCTCCTCGAGCAGGACCCGATGCCCTGGCCCTCGTCCCCGCCTCACGGGGCGACGGTCCTGTCCGAGGCGCAGCGCCTCGCCGGCACCCTCCCGGTGGTCCTGGACCCAGGCACCCCCAACCCTCGGGTGCACGGCAACACCCAATGGGGTCACTCCCGGTCCGAGTCGATCCGGGACCTGTGCCAGGCCCGCGGCCTCAACTGGGCGGTTCAGTCAGACGGTTGCCTGCACCTGTGGGCGCAGACCGACGCCGGCAGCCCGGTTGCCCGCTACACGGGCCGTGACCTGCTCGTGGGCGCGCCCCGCAAGAGCGTGGAGCGCCGCCCGAACCGTTGGACCGTCGTCGGCTCCCCCCAGCAGGAGGACGAGCGCAAGCCCGTCATCAAATGGACCGGGACCGCCGTATCAGCGTCCTGGCCCTACGAGCCGCACCTCTATGGGTGGGTGACGGACCGGCGGGAGTTCAACGTCGCGGCGTCGGCCGACGCGGTTCAGAAGGCCGCCAACACCTACATGCGGAACGCCCTCGCGGCCGCCTCCAAGCGGTCGGTGGAGATTGCCGCTGACCCCCGCCTGGAGGCCGGCGACGTGATCGCCGTCCACACCGACGGCGGGGAAATCATCGTCGGCAAGGTCATCGCCTACTCCCTGCCGGTGGACAAGCCAGGAGCGCAGATGCGCGTCGACGTCGAGGAGCTCGCATGGTGAGGCCGAATCTCTGGATCGACCGCAAGCCGTCCGCAAGGGCGGCCGCCGCGAACCAGCTGGCGTCCTACGGCTCTGGCTCGCAGGCGGGGACGTGGGCCACTGGCCGTGTCCTGGAGGTCCTCGACGGCGGCTTGGTTCGCGTCGAGCTGCCGGCCGATGACCCGGTGAGTGAGGTGGTCGCCCCGGCCGACGGCGGCGTGACCGCGGTCGGTGCTGAGTGCGTCTGCATCCAGACGGGGGACGGCAAGGTCTGCCAGGTGGTGAGCCCGGCATCCCTGCCTGAGGGGGGCCAGGCGCGCCCAACCGGGGTGACGGGCCGGATCGCCCTCGAGGCGGCCGGAACGAAGGCCGAGCTCGACGCCGCCAAGGCCGAGCTCGACGCCGCCCAGAAGCAGCTGTCCGAGGAGGTCAAGGCCGCGAAGGGGGCCGCGACAGCGTCGGGCAAGCAGGCGGCGGCCGCCCTGAAGCGCGCGAACAGTCGCGTGACCGTGTCCCAGACCGCCCCGGCCAAGCCCGCCGACGGCGACCTGTGGGTGGCGACCGACGCCAACCGGCAGGCCACCGGAATCAAGGTGTGGTCGGCCGCCGCGACGGCGTGGCAGGACTACCTGCTGGTTGCCGGCCGTGTCCTAGTGCCCGGCAGCGTCGGGAGCGTGGAGATCGCCGACGGCGCGGTCAACGCGAGCAAGGTCACCGCCTCGGAGGAGCTGTGGGCGAAGGTCGGAACCTTCGCGAAGGTCACGACGCAGATGCTCCAGGCCGGGAACGCGAAGATCACGGGCGAGTTGTTGGCTGACACCATCCGCCTGTCCACGCGGATCGTCGCCGGTGACCCCTCCGGGGACGCGGCGATCTTGGATCACACGGGCCTGCACGTGGTGAAGGCCGTGGGGAACCAGCCCACGGAGGTCGTCACCCTGGGTACGGCCGGGCAGGACTTCCTGTCGATCACGGGCACGGACGGGCTGGCTAAGGCGACCATCACCGGCGACGGGCTCGTGTCTGCGCAGTCCCTGTCCGTGGCCGACCGGATCACCTGGAGGGGCACCGACCTCGCCGACACGCTGGCCGCCCTGCCCCGGGGCGTGATCGCTCACGGGTCCGTGTGGCCGTGGGGGAATGACAACCGGCATGTTGTCAGCCACGTTGATTCGCTGGCCGAGTTCGTGGTCGACGTCGAGGCCGGGCGCCTGTACCAGGTGGAGATGCTGGTTCCCTGGTTCGCGAGCAAGGCGAACGCCATGCTCGAGCTCTGGCTCAGGTATGCGCCGGTCGACGGCGGGAACCAGGTTGAGCACCGGTTCCGCATGGTGTCGGAGAACCTCCGTCAGATTCAGACGGGGCGGGCGGTGTTCCAGCTGTGGGAGCCGCCGGCCTCGGGCACGTACCGGCTGTTGTTTCTGGCCGCCAGTGCGTATGGGGACTCTGCCGTGACTTTGTCTGTGGAGGACAAGAGCCTGCCGCAGCCGTGTGCGCTCGTGCGTGACCTGGGAGCGGCCGTGGAGCCGACCTTGCAGATCAACAAGTCGGTGTCTTTGGGGCGCCCTGTTCCGAAGGCGCAGCCAGCCCCCAAGAAGAACTACACGAAGCAGTACCGGTCGAATTGGTGGAAGGCGTATTCCAATGGGTCACAGGATTCTGCGTGGCCTGACAATATGCCGCAGGGGCGCTACGCGAACTGGAACTATCACTCTCTGATTGGCTTCCCGGATATGACCGGGGACCTGCGCGGTGCGACCGTGACGAATATGCGCGTGTACGCCTACGCAAAACACTGGTACGGGCAGACCGGCGTCGCCTCTATCGGCGTTCACGGGCACCGTTCCGCACCCGGGTCTTTCAACTCCAATGGCAGCTGGCGCTGGCATGAGGCCGGCGGGTGGGGCCGCGGCGAAGGCCGATGGGTGAGCATTCCCAGAAACCTGTGGCCCGGATTCAAGGACGGCACCTATCGCGGCATTTCCTTTGAGGGAGTTGGAAATGCCTCCTACGGATACTGGTCGCATGACCTGGTTATCGAAATCTCCTACACCAAGTGAAAGGTGAAATGGAATGCCGGTGAATCACTGGAAGGGGATTCCAGTCCCCGCGGCGGGCGATGACCTGCTCTCAGCGTGGTCCAACGCCTTCGACGCGGCGGGAGTCATCTTCCCCGCTCAGTCAGTGGCTGCGGGCCGGGAGATTCTGTCGAGAGCGCAGGCGGCCGGGCATCCCCCGACGGCCGCGCACCCCGCCTACCTCGACGTCTCAGGCGTGCTCTACCGCGCCGACGGGACGAAGAACGGCGACCGGTGGGTGCTTCGTCCCGTCAACGAGGTCCAGACCGTCGAGACCCCCGTGCAGCTGAATAACGCGCTGACGTTGAAGAACGGCCAGTACTCGGACGCCGTTACCGCCGACCTCGGGGTACGCCCCTATGACCGGATAGTGCAGGCGTATTTCACCATTTGGGGTCGCGTATCCAATGGTGACGTTGACGCCGACCTGCGAATCCTGGGGCGCTCTTTCAGGGCGCGTTTCCCCAATGACGCCACGGGCGCGACCGTGACCGTGGTCGGAATGTGCGTGGTCCCTGCGGGGCAGGACCCGAAACTGCGCGCCGGATTCTCTGGCGCATACGGCACCGGGGGCACATTCTCATATGTGAACAACAAGGAGTATAGCGCGCTGGGCGCTATCGCAACACCAAGGAGCATGGCATAAGATGGCCGGAACATACCTGGACACATCAGTGGTCGGACTGAACGTCATGGGCGACGGAGATTTCTATGACCTCGCCCGCCGCGTCAACGCCGAGCTTGACAAGCGCTCATTCCTCAGCGACTGCAAGGGCGAGGTTGACAAGAAGATCGACACCTATATCGAGTACGCCTCCAAGGAGGCGAAGAATATCAAGGCCCTCCAGCCTGACGCGATGATCGGCCCCGGTGAGCTGCTTTCCGTCGACGGCAAGATTTACAAGAATGTGGCGCGCGCCTGGCTGAATCCATTCAAGGCCGGGCCGCTGACCTTCATCAACGGCTGGGAGGTCCAGCAGGGAGGTGTCCTGTGAGCGTCGGCAGCGTTACCGCGCGGATCGCACGGCAGGTCAGCGAGAACGAGAACGTCGGCTACAGTCAGTACCGCCGCCGCAGCTGGTTCGCGGCCGCCGACTGGGCGGGCCACGTCCCCAGCGCCCAGGACGCCGACTGCTCGTCCCTGGCCTGCGGCGCAATCGACTACGGGTTGCACGACACCTACGGCGTCCCATGGGGACACCAGGCGCTCCTCGAAATCAATGATTTCTGGACCGGCAACATGCGTGCCGGCATGGAGGCTAGGGGCTTCCGTGAGCGCACGTGGCCGGATGAGAACTTGTGCCCCGACGGCGGATTCCAGGCGGGTGACATCATCCTGTCCGCCGGCAATGAGGGCGGTACGGGGCACGTCGTGATCGCCCTCGAGGATGCCGTGGACCCGATCATCTCGGAGTCGTGGATTTCGGAGACCGGCGACATCGACGGCGAGCCGGGCGACCAGACTGGGGAGGAGACGCGCCTCAAGCGCTACAGCGCTCACCCGCTCACTCAGCGTGGCGCGTGGACGTCCTGTCACCGCTTCGATGAGGCCCTGTTCTTCCAGCAGTGGCCGGAGTTCGCGGGCGGGAAGCCGGCCACGGTGCCAGCCCCGGCCGCCCCGTCGCACGCCCACGGCATCGACATCTCGTCTCACCAGGGCGGGCTCAATATCGCCGCGATCTGGGCGGATTTCGTGATCGTCAAGGTCACGGAGGGTACCGGGTACGAGAATCCGTTCTGGCGTGCCCAGGCGGAGGCGACGCTGGCCGCTGGGAAGCGGCTGGGCCTCTACCTCTTCGCCAACGACGAGGACCCGTCCGAGCAGGCCCGATTCTTCCTCGACCGCGCCAAGAGCTACGCGGGAAGGGCGACTTTCTGGCTGGACTGGGAGGCCGACGCCATTGGGCTCGGCCCCGGCCCCGCGCTGACCATCCTGAACCAGATGGCCGCCGAGACGAAGAGCACGCCGGGCATCTACCTGAACGGGCAGGGTATGGAGAGCGGCGACTGGGCCGCCGTCGCCAGCCGGTTCCCGCTCTGGTACGCGGGAGGCCCCAACTACGCCTCCTACGGGCAGGCGTACAGCGACCCGGCCACGCCGACCGTCCCCTACTGGGGAGGCAACGTCCTCATTCACCAGTACACCGAGGACGGCTATTTGCCCGGCTACAGCAGCCACCTTGACCTGGACCGCCTGCGTGACCGGGCAGCCTGGGACCAGATGATCGGCGGCGGGCACGTCACCGTGAGCGCCCCGGCAGCCTCCCCCGCGCCGACCGCCGTCGACGGGCAGCAGCGCCTCGACGAGGACGGTGAGATGGGGTCGGCCACTATCGCCCGCTTCCAGCAGGTGATGGGCACCCCGATTGACGGCGAGCTCGACGACGACGGCTCACCGGCCGTCGAGGCGTTCCAGCGGTTCCTGAACGCCGTGGTCGGGGAGGGCGCTCAGCAGCAGCTGAACGGCGAGCCCGGCCTCGACGTCGACGGGATCGCGGGCCCGGCCACGTGGCGGGTGTTCCAGTACCTCGTGATGGCCTGGCACCCCGAGTACGTGCCCTCCGGCTGGGACTTCGGGGACTGGATCGACGGCGAGGCCGGGGCGGCCACCATCCGGGCGCTCCAGCGGGCGCTCAACAACAGCCACGCCAACTCCGGCCACCTTTGGTGACCACCCATCTAGGAAGGAATACACATGAAGGCATTGGTTGGTGACCCGTTCGTCACTACCGTCATCCTGGGCACGCTGTGGCCCCTGGTACAGGCGGCCCTGGACCGGCCGTGGTGGACGAAGCGACGCCGCGTCGCCCTCGTCGTCGTCGCCGCCGTCGTCCTCACCGCGGGCACCTGGGCACTCAGCGCCTACCCGCTTCGGGCTGAGCTCCTGGCCGGGCAGACCGCGAAGTTCTTGGGCTTCGCGTGGGCTGCCTATCAGGTCCTCTCACACGTCAAGATCGGCGGCGTGAACATCCTGGGATGGGCTGGAATCATCACCCCCGGTGGTGAGACCAGAGACCACTACACGCCGCGTCACGAGGCCCCGTGATGCGCCTGGGCCGCCGACTCTGGGGAACGCTCCACGAACCGCGGGCCATCTCAGCGATGATGGCGGCGACCTACGTGCTCATCGCCGTAGCCGTCGCCCTCATCCTGGGCGCCCCGCGCATCCAGCCGTGGGACGTGACCGTGGGATGCCTGACCACCCTCTCCGGGTGCGCTATCGGCGCGCCGTCGGCGTGGCGGGGATGGTGGGGAGTGGAAGGCCCGTCGGCGGCCCTGGTCGCCCTCGGGCTCGTCGTGGTCGCCGTTGAGGATGCCGCACGCGCCCTCACCAGCGATCACTGGCCTGGCTGGCCGTTCTGTATTGTCCTCGCCCTCCTCCTCATGATCGGTCAGCGGATCGCCCGCACCTGGGGTCACGCGTGGCAGCCGGGCTGCGAGCCTGACACCGCGCTCCGGCAGGCCGAGACCAGCGCGACCGCGGCGAAGGTCATCGAGGCTGACGCCGCCGCACGCGCCTTGGAAAGGGAGGACACCCGATGCGAGCCGTCGAGCTGATAGGCGTCGTCGTCACCAGTGGTTTCGCTTCCGCGCTCCTCGGGCAGATCGCCGCCGCTGTGCGCGCTCTGTGGCACGCCCGGCAGGGCAGGGAGACGGAGGTGCAGGTCGCGCGGCGGGAAGCGGCCCAATGGGAGTGCGTCGCGCGCCGCACGCGGGCGATTGCCTTGGACCGTGGAGCTCTGTTGTCGGAGTTGCCGCGTGGCCCGGGGGAAGAGCCCATCGGGGACCTCGGAGACGACTAAGGGGAAGCGGGGGGGGGGGGCGGGGGGGGGGGGGGGGGGGGGGGGGGGGGGGG